GTAACTTTTTTTATTTTTTTCTGTATGAATATCAAACTTAATAACCACATTACATTCTTTATTATTTTGATTGTGTTGTATTTTTTCTTTTTTCAGATCTCTAAGAGTGTTCCCAAACAAACACCAGTATAATGCATCTGCTATTGTGCTTTTTCCTATTCCATTTTTCCCGCCAATGTCTTTGTTTTCTCCAGTTATTAAATTAATTCCTTTTTGAAACTTTATTTCTAATGGTTTATCACCAATAGATAAAAAATTTTGAATTTTTATAGAATTAAAAATTACTTTTTTCATTAAACTTTCTTATAATACCAGATTTATAAGAAAAAATCAATTTTAAAAAAACTTAAAGTTTGTATAAAAATTTGAATCATATAAGTAATGATTACGATCCTCGTCATCTGGAAGCTCGATAACTCTTGGTATGTTCAAAGATGTTGCCCAAGCTGAAGGGCCTGTTAAATTTCCAACATAACACTTACAACTGTTTAATTTTAAAAAAAATTCATAAAGAGACTCAACTTTTTTCATTGGTAAAAGATCTTTATATGCAAATTTTTCATATTGTTCCGAATCAAAACAAATAAAAATGCAATTTTTATGCTTTTCTATTATTTGTTTATAAATTTCGTCTTTTTGTGGATGTGCTTTTCTTATAGATCTATTGATCAAAACTGTATCTTTCAAAGAATCGTCTTTTTCTGAAATTTTAATCCACGAATAATTTTTTGGTGTTGTTTCTTCATCAAAAAAAGTTTTAAAATATAAATCAATCCAAGATGTTTTATATAAAAGTGGTGAATTTCTAAAATTTATTAAATTGATATCAATTTTTTGGTTATTATATATTTGTAAAGAGTTAAACCATTCTTGTTTTTTTAAAATTGGAATTAAATCTTTAACAGTAACATCTAGGGATTTTTCAAAAGTATCTCCATTATTCGAAATAAATAAGTCGGCTTTGCTGTTTGTTTTTTCCCAAACATATTTGCAAACACAAAGACCGTGGATAAAATCTCCCAACTTTCCACCGCCCAAATAACTTTTATTTTCCATACATTTTGGTTGATCCTTGTTTATAGAGTTTCTGAAGTTTTCCGCTTCCCACTATTTCATTTATTTTTTCGTCAATTTCTTGGATAAGATCTGTACGATAAGAATTAGCTACGTTTGTGACTCTTGTTGCATCAGCAATTTGTTTGTCCGATGCATTTTTGTCACGTTTAATGTCTTCAGCCATCCATATTCTAATGTTTGTAATTGTTAGTTTATCAATAAGATTTCCGATTGTTTCCATTTTATATAATCCTTTCTATCATATTTTTATAATCTGAGGTCATTCTTTCTGGACTCCATTCATTATAAAGCATTTTTACCTTTTCGCAATTATTTAAAAAAGGTTTTAAGCTATTACACTGTTCATAATAGCCCAAATGATCGTGTAAATGTCTATACATGTGCGTTGAATTGACAGCTAGAGCTTTTTGGGAGCTAATCGCAAGATCTGCACTACCTCCAACTCCAACATATATATCAGGAGCATTATAAAAATAAACATTTAAATCATTTTTTGATAAAAACCCAATAACATCTAATTCTGTTTCAAAATAATGATTTGTAATATTCAATTTTACATTATTTTTTGTAATTTTATTTTTCCAAGACTCAAAAATTAAAGTCTCATCTTTCCCCCCAAAAGTGGCTTTTGTTAAGTTCATGTTAATATTAACTTCATCAAATTCGTGGTGGACAATATCAATAATAACGTCAAACATTTTCCAAGGAGAGACGCTAAATCCGTGTGATCCTATATTCAAAACATTATCAATTTTGCTATTTTTATTTTCGTATCTTCTAATTGGTCGAATGGTTGTATATTTTTTTGAACTGACAATTGGATTTGTGTCATCGTGTATGATCCAAGCATCAAAGGTATCATTGTAAAAATCTATATCAGAAGGCTTTAAAGGATCGTGTATAATTCCTATATGTTTAATTTTTCCAAATTTTGATAAAATTTCTCTATTAATGTAGGGCAATGTTGAACAATAGTAATTGTATAAAATTACGTCAGGTTTATTTTGTTCTATAAATTGAAAATATTCTTCTTTTGAAGAAGATTCTACATATGTTATATCTAATATATTTTTATCTAAAAGTTCAAAGATTCTTTTTCCTATTTCATATACACCACATTGCGATTTTTGGTGATTAATAAATAAAATTTTCATGTTAGTTTTTAACAAAAAAATCATTAACAAATGATCTCTGCTCTTTTTTCCAACCTAAACCATTTAAATATGTTTCAACTTCTGGTGTATTATAGTTATTTTCTATTATCAACAATTTTATATTATAAGAATTAACATCAAAAGATTTTAAAACATCTAATTCATTACCTTCTGTATCTATAGATATAAAATCTATTTCATTATGATCAAAATGATTTTGAATACACCAATCTAATCTTCTTGTTTGGATTTTTATGGTTTTTCTTTCTATATTTGAAAAATGTTTTTGTATATCATTAACCAAAACATCATCTACTTGTAAACCGCTCATAGCAGAATGTGGTTGATCTACATCTTTAATTGTAAAAAGCTCAAAATCTACTTCATCTTTATTTTCAGAAGAAATGGCAAAGTTTAAACAATTTTTTCTATTATTTTTGAGTTTATTAAAAGTTTCTAAAACAGGTTCAATACAAAGACAATCCCAACCATTTTTTTCAAAATGGTATGTGTTCGAATAATAAACACCGTCAGTAGCTCCTACTTCAATACATTTTCCATTTTGTTTGTCTGGAAAATATTGTCTTATAATTTGATCTACTTTTGGATCGAATTGACCATAAAACTCATTAATCATTTTGAAATAATTTCAAATTTAGGACACGGAACAATGAATTTACCGCCATTTGACAAGTAATCGTCTTCTCTTTTAACGAACTCGTTAATAAAATGCCAAGGAAGCACTAACATGTAGTCTGGTTTCATTGCTCGGACTCTTTCTTCTGAGTAAATTGGGATATTTGTTCCAATTGTTTTTAAACCATATTTGTATGGGCTTCTTTCTGCGATGGCATCAATATAAGAATGATCTAAACCAAAATACTGTAAGAGAGTATTCCCTTTAGTTGATGCACCATAACCACAGATGACCTTTCCTTTGGCTTTTTCATTTTTAATGAAATCGACAGTTTCTTTTTTTAACCTTTCTGTTTGCTCAAAAAAGTTTAACCATATTTCTTTCTCATCTAATTTAAGAGTTTTCTCCCAAGACAGTAATGATTCTACTCTTACATTACAAACGTCTCTATATGGGGCCGTTGCGAACGAATGGTTGTCTGAAATTTTCTTTTTAATGTAAAGTCTAAAGCTTCCACCATTCACATCATTTAACTGACAATCAACTACCTTTAAGTTTGCTTCAGCTAAAACCTTTGTCATGGAGCTTAAAGCCCAATAATAAACGTGTTCATGACAAATGTTATCAAATGCCATTTGTTTAATCATTAGTGGCGTATAGCTCATTTGAACAACAAACAAGCCATCGTCATCCAATACTTCATAAATGTCTTTTAAAAAGTCTACAGGCTCATCTAAATCATAAAACATGGCAATGCATGTAATAACTTTTGCTTTAACATCACGAAAACGAGATTTTTGATAGTTTTTCAATGTGAAAAAGTCTTGGATGATTTCATCGGCAAATTTTGATGACTCTTTTTTGAATGAATCATCCGCAGGATCAATCCCCAACTTTTTGATTTCTGTTGGAACATATGATAATAGAGTTCCATCGTTACATGCTATATCTAACCAAAGATCATCTTTTTCTAATTTTTGCAAGCTGCAAATGTTTTCAACGATCCCCTTTAATTCGTTTTTCATGGTGGTGTTAATGCCACTGCGATACCAGTATTTTCCATACATTGTTTCGGTTGGAGTAATTTCTTTTAATCTTGCTGCTCCGTATCTTTCATCAATGACCAACGATAAATCGTGTTTACCCGCTCTTGCATCTGATTCTTGATCAATAAAATCTGAAACATATAATTCACCTAGACTAAAAAGTTCTGTGTTGTATTTTTTCATAAGGTTTATTTATTATATACTATTTTTAAGTCATTATCAACCATTTTCATAACCATTTCATTAAAACTTGTTTTTGGTTTCCAATTTAAAACATTTTGAGCTTTTGTTGAATTTCCTATTAAAACATCAACTTCCGCTGGTCTATAAAAATCTTTGTTAATTTTGATATATTTTTCCCAATCTTTAATTCCTACATAATTAAAAGAAACATTTAAAAGATCTTTTATTGAGTGTAAAAGCCCAGTGGATATAACATAATCATCTGGTGTGTGGTGCTGTAACATAAGCCAAAAAGCCTCAACAAAATCAACAGCATATCCCCAATCTCTTTTTGATTCTATATTTCCAAGAGAAATATGATCTGTTAATCCTAATTTTATCTTGGCAACTCCTTGAGTTATTTTTCTAGAAACAAAAACTGGTTTTCTTCTTTCGCTTTCGTGATTAAACAAAATGCCATTACAAATAAACATGTTATAGTTTTCTCTATAGTTTTTACACAACCAGTAACCATAAAGCTTAGAGCAGCCATATTGGGTTTTTGGACAAAATGGAGTATTTTCATTCGCTGGATTTTCAGTTATTCGTCCAAAAATTTCTGAAGATGCTGGTTGGAAAAATTTAATTTTTTTATTAAAAGTTTTAATTGATTCTAACCATCTTAATGTTCCTAAACCTGTTACGTTTGCATTGGATTCGGTATTTTTCCAGCAATCTTCCAAAAATGAATTACCTGCTAAGTTATAAATTTCATCAGGATTAGATTCTTCTAAACATTTTAAGATTGAAGATTGATCTGCTAAATCACCCTTAAGAAAAGTTATTTTATTTTTTAAATGGGTTGTATTTTCGTTTATGTTCTGATCTGGTTTTTGGATGCCGTAGATATGATATCCTCGATCAAGAAGAAAATCTGCTAGATGGCTACCATCCATTCCGTTGATACCTGCTATTAAAACTTTTTTAGACATAATCAGTTTCGTTTATTAATTTTTCATATTCTGTAAAATATGGAAAATATTTTGTTGAACCGTGAAAGCCAAAACTATTACCCAATATTGATTTTTCGTTAATATAGCTTTCTAATGAAAATTGTTGAGCAATTTGAACTGGTGCATATTTTATCCCTGCTTGTTTTAAATCTTTCCTGTGTAAAACCGATATTATTACATCTTCTTCTAATTCTGGATTTTTGTAATCTATTTTTGATGTTTCAATTAAAAGTTTTTTACTTCTTAAAGAAAAACCACCATTTCCAACAATATTTTTTACATCACCTTGCATATTTGTTTTTTGCAAAACGTCTTTAGTTAAATGTTCGCCCCAAGGAGCACCAATATAATCATAATTGTAAAAAAAATCTGTCCACAGGTAAGGATTAACGACAAACCCATCAGGCTGAACAAACAAACAATACTCACTATCAATATATTTGTACATTTCTTTGATACAAAAAATATTATAATCCTTTAAACTGGCTAATCCATCAATTTTAATAACTTCAATATCAGAATATGATAAATTTTTATTAGTAATGATAATTTTTTGGTAAAAATTAATTTTTTCAGAACTTATTTTAATAGCCTTTGCGCTATTTTCAGGATCTCTACCGTTTATTGAGACGATAGTTACTTTATTCAAATTTAGTTTTAAATTATCTTCCATGTATTTTTAAGAATTGGGGTTGTAAGAGGACCAGTTCTCTTAAAGAAAATTTTTTTATTTTTCAAATTTGTTTGTTCGATTAAATTAGCAAAACAACTGTCGTACATAGCTAAAACTTTAGCATTTTCAAGAACATACATCCAATCAAAAACCGATTTAGAAAAAGGTTTTATCTCTATTAGTTGATAATCTTTTGGATATTCAATTTGGTGTGGACATACACCATCAGAAACTTCTAATTGAACTACGCAATAATTGGGATTTTGTACTAATTGATTATATAAAGCAATTTCTCTTTCTTTTATTCTATTAAATTTTAAATTCCATTTTTCTTCAAATGGAACTCTAGCAAGTTTATATCGAAATTCATCAAATGATAAACTATTTTGAGAAACAAACTGATGTGTATTTTTTCGGTGCCAAGTACCTGGTGATGTAAAAGATAAATCTAGCATAACACAACCTTTTTCAATAAAAATTTTTTCACTATCTTCTATGGGATTTAAATTTTGTGTATTAAGAGGATAGAATGATACATAATCAATATTGTCTTTAAAGTTATCAATTAAAAAATCATAAACTGGCCAATGAATATCATAACCTTGGTCGTGATAATATTTGGCAATAGGTAAACATATTATAATATCTCCTATTCTACCTGGTAATAAAATTCCTAACTTTTTCATAGTTTTAAATATTTTTCTTCAAGTTCTTTTTCGTTTTCTAATGGAATTAAAAATTGCCCATAAGGTTCTCTTTTGATTAAATTTTCAAAAATAAACTGTTTCCATTTAATTGATAATGGATTTTTTTCCCATAGCTTACTATTATACACTGCTTCTGGACTTGTTTCACTCCATTTTATATCATGTTTTTCATGAGCAGCATAAAATTCTTTATTTAATATAATACATTTACTAAGGTTATACATTTTTAATGTAAATGCCACATCCCAAAGATGTTCTGCATAAATATATTTTTCAAAATGAATATTGTTAGAATTCCACCAATCTTTTTTGATTGCCCAAACATCAAAACCAGCTATTTCAATTCGATATGGTACAATATTTTCAAGTGATTGAATTGGGTGTGTGTCATGACGAGACACACAATAAGTTTCATATTCTCCTGCTAAAACTAAATTTAAAAATTTTGGAGATAATAAAATATCACTATTTAAAAAAATAAAATAATCACAATTTTGTTTTGATAAAATATCAAAAAACTCTTTAGCTATTGGTTTTTGTGAATTAGAGTTATGAATAACATCTTTGGCCTTTTCATTTAACAAAGGTAAAGGAATAAATGCCTCGTCCAAATTTTTTTCATTAGGATAGAATATATTGTATAGTTTAACATTAGAATATTTTAAAGAAATTTTTTTTAAAACTTCTATACATTTTTGTTGTCTTGGACAAGTTCCAAAAATATTAATTCCTATCGCTATATTCATTTTTGATTGATTTTAAAAAATTAACTACATCTTCTTGGGTACTGTCTGGTATTTCATTAACCATAATACCATGTTTGTTTATAAAAAGCTGCCACTGTTCTCTAATTCTTTCTTCTCTAGAACCGTCTGGTCTTTCGGATTGTAAACGACTTTTGGCGTTTTGGTTGTTTTCTATTAAATCATCTGAGTTTTTAAGATCAGGAAACCACCAAAAAGGAGGACAGTATTTTGTTTTTGACTCTCGGTAAGCCATATCAATATCAAAGGGATCACGAAATTGGGTATCATATACGCCAACTTCGTCAAAACACGATGAATTGTGATAAGTGAATTCATTGCACATGTTTTTATAAAAAGATATCCCAACATTTTCACTATAGTTAACTGTAAGTCTTGGGGTCCTATTATTTGGACTTCCAGAATCCCATGACATGCTGACAAATGAAAAGTAATTTATGCCTGATGTTTTAGACGCTTCGATATATTTTTCAAATATATGTTCATTTTTAATGATCATATCATCTTCTATTAAGAAAATATGCTTGCAGTTTCTATTTTTTAGAAAATTGATACAATCATTTCTACAAAAAGCTGGATAATAATTTTTGTGGTGTTGTATCCAGTTTGTATCATATAAAGATTCATTATATCGTTCTCCTCCGTTTACTGTTACCAGTTCGTCTATTTTATTTTTAGGAAGCGAGTTATATAAATCTTTAAAATAAGATTCAGAATTGTACGTAACGATACCTACACCTATTTTTTCTATTGGTTGTTTTTCCATATAACTTTTAAGTTATCTAAACATTGTTTTTCTGAAAAATTTTTTTCAACAGGACCATAACCTTGAACTACACTAAACCCGTTTTTAGAAATGAAATAATCTAAAGCTTTAATAAAAGTTTGTTGAAAGTCATTTTCGTTTCTTATTTTACTTTGTTGGTGATCTGGAACTATATCTTTTAAATAGTCGTTAGAATTTTCAATATCAGCAAACCACCTAAACGGTGGGTGATATTTTTTTTGAATTATTTGATATGTGTGATCTACGTGCTCAAGAGCATTATAAAAATTTTCATCCATTAATCCAATTTTTTTAAGTACATCTATATGATAATAGCTAAATGCTCCTAGTAAATTTGGATATAAATTTATTTTTGTGTTGTCTGGATAATTGACGGTTTTTCTAATTATTGGTGCGTTATTATAACCCAAGTTATGGTTACCATGAAGTCCATAATTAAAGTGCTTAATACCTGTTGATTTCGATGCTTCGATATATTTTTCTAAAATTTCTTTATTTATAATTTCAATATCATCCTCCATTAAAAAAATATGATCACATTTTTGATCAATTAAATATTCTAAAGCAATATTTTTTGCTTTAGCTACTCCTGATTTAGGAATGTTTGTATTTTTTTTATTTAGAGTAGAATTAACCTTATTTTCACCATCATCTACTATAATTTTAATGCACTCTAAATCTAAAATAGAACTTTCAGATTTTTTGAAAAAATCTGGGCGGTCACAGGTTATTAAACCGATTCCAATTTTTTCATTGTTCATTTTTACTATAATTTTTTTGAATTTCTTCTAAAGATTTTAACAATTCTTCTCTGGGAACTGGTGCAGGTTCATTTTGTAAAGGTATATATTGATATTTGAACATGAAATAAGCATAAGACATGTGGACACTTTGATCAGCATTTAACATATCTTTGTAGTTTATTTTTTGGATTGTGCTACTTGATGAGTCTATATCTTTTTCAATAATAGGATGATAGTTATTTGGCGGATAAACTTTCTTTTCGCGCATTCTTAAAATATAATCAACAACATCTAAATCTTTGGTATTAAAAAATCTTTCATCAAAATAGCCAACGTTAGAAACTATACCATTAAACAAATATATAAAATCGGCATTTAGTTTATTTGATATTGATAAACTTTCATTTTTTTCTTCATCATCAATAGTTACAATGCTTTCAGACGGTCCCATCATAGCCCATGTTCCGAAAATTGAAGCTTTTTTAATTATGTTTTCAAAAACGTTTTCGTTTTTTATAATTTGATTTGAATTAATTAAGAAAAAATGTTTTAATCCTGCTATTCTAAATTGTGAAATGAGCCAATTACGTAAAGACGCAAACGGAACGCCATTTCCGTAAACTCTATAATTTTCTACGCTTTCAGGTATGTTATTTTTTGTATCAGAAACCACGAAGACTTTTAAATCTTTGGGAATGCTGTTATAACAATTGTTTAAATCCTCTTGCGTATAAACGTCTAATATTCCTATTCCTATTTCTTCTTTATTCATACTAATGAATTATACATTTCTTTTAAATATTCTACAACTTCTTTTTTATGATCAATATCTAAAGTATTGATATATTCTTCAATATCTTTTAATAAATCACCACTATTAAAGTTTTCTTCGTTTGAAATTTTTTGAATATCTTCTTCATTTTCAATATATTCTAAACGATATACTAAGGGATTCATGTTGTTAATTTTTGTGTTTAATCCCAATATAATATCATGTTCTATTTTTAGATCGACAACCAATGCCACAATATTATTGTGTATAATTTTTTTAAGTTCTTCAACTTCATATTCATCATTAATTAGTTTTTTAGCCGATATTTTATAATGTTTTGGTGATAATGTGTTTTCAATAAAAGAAAAAGAATGTTTTTCTAAATCAAATATATAAATTCCTTTATCTTCTGCAACGGCTCCAAAATTTTGTTGATATGGACTTCCTAAATAAACTATATCACCTTCTTTATAGGTTCTGTGATCTCTTTTATGAAAATGTCCCGAAACAATCAAATTAGCTTTATTAAAAAGATTAGAGTAAGACAGTCCGTGATCACATTGTTTATAGTTATTCATATAAAATGAAACTATTTCAAAGTGACCAAAGATGATATCAACTTTTTCTAATTTTTCAATATCATATCCCCAAGGAACAAATGTTATTTTTTTATTAAAATCAGTTTCTAAAATTAATGGAGTTTTATCAACAATTTTTATATTTTTCCAACCATCAAAAATAGATATTGAATTTATATTACTATCGTTTTTTAAAAAACTATCATGGTTTCCGGTGGAAATAATAATATTAAAATCTTTAAAATAATCAAAAAATTGTTTTGCAATAGATAAAGTCTCTACTGATATTTCATTTCTATTGTGAAATATATCACCAGGTATAAAAATATCATCAATTCCTTCTTCTAAGAATTTTTGAGATGCCCATTTTGCAAAATTTAAACTAACCTCATGCCACATTTCGCTGTCTTGGCCTAAACCGAGATGAATATCTGAAAAACTTCCTATTTTTTTGTTTTTTAGTTTCATTCTAACAATCTATCTCTTTCTTTCATGATTCGAATATTATTATTTTTAAGCAAATTACTATATCCTTCTGACATGGACATTAATTCTCTGCGATATTTTTCATGAGTTTCATGTATATGTTTTTCTTTTTTAATTCTATTTCGAAAAGCATTAAAAGCAATTCTTGTAAAATATGAAAACGGATTGGTTCCCTTTTCTCTATTATATTTTTTAGATATTAAGGCTTTCATCATACGAATAATACCATCTCCAACCATTTCTTCTCTATAACTGTAATTAATAAAATTGGGAGCATAGCTTAATTTGTTTGAAATCTTACTAACCATTTCTGCTAAATCATTAGTCATTATACCAGATTCGTAAAATTTTACAATTTCTTCATCAAACTTTTTAGGTTCAACGTAAAAAACTTTTTTATCCGGTTTTTTTTTGTTTTTTATTTTTTCAATTACTGGTTCTTCTTCAACCTCTTCCGCTTCTTCAACTTCTTCATCCTCTTCTTTTTCGTGGTCGCTTACAGAGTCAAACATAGAGGATGCATAACTAATATTTTCATCTAGATCTTCTTCTAAAGAAGAATCTTCGTTTTCATCAATAAAATCATCGTAATCAATAATTTTTTTCTTTCTTTTTTTAAAGAAAGAAGGTTTTGGTTTAATAACTTCAACTTTTTTATCTTTTTTTAATTTAGTTGTCTTGTTATCTTTTTTTAATTTAGATTGTTTTTTCTTCATAGTTGTATTTTTCTGTATTATAGAGTTTTATGCGTTCGCTTAAATGTATTTGTCCATATTTCGTGTTATCTGCTATATCAAAAATAGTAGCCATTGTTTTTGTTGGGTGTAAACGCAATGCTCTACCTATTGATTGCATAATTTTAATTTTTGCTTTTCCAGCAGATGCAAAAATAATGTTATGTAAATTTGGAATATTGATTCCCGTACTAAAAATTTTTGAAACAGCGACTACTATTACATTGTTTTTTTTATTCATTAAATTTCTTACATTTTCTCTTTCTTCGATGTCGGTCGATCCTTGAATAAAATATATTGGTCTATTTTTCTCACAAATTTCTTTTAATTTTGATTCCAAATTAAGCCCATGATCAATTCTATCCACCATTATAATAGTATTGTTTGGTAGTCTATCGGCTAGTTTGGCAATAACTTCGTTTCTTCTTTCATTGTGCATTAAATATTCAATTTCTTGATTGTATGCTTCGGTTGGACGCTCTGTATTTACTTTAAACTTAGGAATATTACAATGTCGAATGTTTAAAATTACAATTTTAAAGTTTGAAACGTATTCTTGGTTTTTTAAATCTAATGTTTTTTCCTCGTAAACAACTGGACCAAGTTTTCCAAAAATATTCCATTGATCAATGTTTGATGGTGGTAATGTTCCAGTAAAACCAAATTTAAAATCTGTATTAATTAAATTAAAAATTTTATTTATTTCGTTTCCTTTTCTTAATCCGTGCGTTTCGTCCATTAATAATAGCTCGATGCTATCTAAAATTGATAGATCTGTCTTATTGCTTAATAGAATTTGTGTACCTGCAACTATAATTTCCGCACTTATATCTAATTGGTTACTTCCTGACCACTTTGTAACATTTTTTAAACCATAAGATATGAAATCCGAAGCCGTTTGTTCAACTAGTTGGATAGATGGTACAATTACTAGTGTTAATGCTTTATCATTTTCGATGTTTTTGCGAAAACTTTTTATAAGTCCTGCCATAATAAGAGTTTTTCCACCCGCAGTTGGAATAGAAATCACACCCTTTCCTTTTTTTAAAGCATTAACAATTGATTTTTTTTGATAGTCTCTGTACGAAATTGATAATGTTTCTATAGTAGGATTTTTAAAACCATTATTATTTTTTTTATAAAGAGATTCTTCAATATTATATTGAATTTGATTAGATTCTAAATATGCACATATATGATCCAATAGTCCTAATTCAAATTTACCTGATGGTGTAATGGCATGTAAACGATTTGGTATAAATTTTTTATTACTTCTATAAGCAGGATTTAAAATAGAAAAATACTCCCTCATTAAACTAAGGGTTAATACATCCGTATTAATTTGGACTTGCTTATTATTTTTTATAAGTGATAAATTGACCATTATGTTGTTTCCATTACCATTATTTTAGTTGCATTTCCTAAATCAAATGTTATCGAACTCATAATTTTTTCTACTTTTTCCAAGTATTCAACTATGAGTTTTAATTCTTCTATATCTTCATCAATTTTTCTAATTGGTTCTGATGATTCTACTTTTAAATTTAAAGATGCTTTTGGAATTCCACTTGGTATTCCGTTTTTTTCTAA